ACTACAAGCAAATGGTTGTAATCAAGATGGCCAAATTCTGCGGTTTTAATCTTTAGCAGCCATGGAATAATTTCCACTCCATCATCAAAAACCAGCTCTTTGTTTTCCTCCAAAAAACCACGGCCAGAAACGGCGCCAGCTATTACGCTGACGCCGCCCATAAAATCCAGGGCTACCTTGTCAGCCTTAGCCGATAGGGTTGCCCAGGACATTAGAAGTGGCCGTTGAGACGGACGTGAGCTGAAGTGTCGCCAGAAGCGTAAGCAGCAGTCTGGGTAGAAGCTGCTGGCACAAACACCCCAATAAGGGTGTTGCCGCTGGCGGATGCTGTCACGTTCTTGCTGGTGTCATTCCAGTAGGCCTTGGCGTAAAGGCTTGCAGCAGCGCCGGTAGCCTTAGGAAGAACAAAAACACCTTCAAGGTGGAAGGTTCCTTCCTCGCCGCTGGCAAGATCAGTGGCAGCAACTCCAAACACCGAACCAATCAAAGCACCGCCACCGCTAGAAACCGCGTAAGGCGCAACAATTGGGAGTGATTCTCCTTCCTGAACGTAGTTTTTCAAGGGTTTACCTCGGGGATGGGGTGGGGAAGAGCCGGGGCGCCGGCTTAAGATCATTCGGCTCAGACGCCGGTAGAGCGGTAGAAGCCGCGCCAATCGGCGATCGTGACGTAGAAGTCGTGGCGAACCAGCATCTCTACGCCGTCAGGGTTGCGCTTCTCAGTGGTGGTAATCGTGGGCCCACCTTCGCCGGCCAGGTAACCAAACTGAATCATGTCAATCCGGCTGGGGCTGGCAGCTAGATACCACATAGCAGTGGAATCATCAGAAAGACGAGCCTCGCTGATTACCTGCATTGTGCCAGCAAATGGGTTGACGGCATTCAAAGCATTAGGTGCGTACTGAGGCAGAAGGGCCGAAGATACAACCTGAGATGCAGCAGTATCTAATTCAGGCGGCACAATCAAATAAGCAGGCGTCAGGTTTAAGGGGGTTTTGGGTTCGTTAGCTTGAGCAGGGGCAGTTTGCTTTTTCAGTTTGACCTTGCCGGCGTCAAGCCCGGCAATGCCAACAGCGCCAGTGCCAGTGTTGCTGTGATCAGCATGGAACAACGCCTTGCCGTCAAGGCTGACGGTCGCTCCCAGGCTGCCCTCAGTAAGCAGCGCCCAAGTTAAATTAGATTCAAGCAAAGAACAGCCCGCACCCAGTTTCGGGGCGATGCGGCTCAAAGCAGATAAATCATCATTGATAAGCATTCGCCGGCTGATGCCTACGCTTTTGCCGTATTCGCTGAGCTGATAGGTAATCTTGCCATCACTAAAAGTGCCAGACTTGTATTCACCATTCTCTAGTATTTTTTCGGGTACAATAGTGGCATTCAACTGCACGCCAAAATTAGGCTTAAAGTCTATGTTGTCTGACTGATTGGCCAATACCCGCCAGGTTTGCACCTCTTCTTCATATCCTCTTAACAGTGTTTTATTAGCACTATCCATAAGAACATTCTGAAGATCAGAAGTCGTATGAAACGCCCGGTCGATTAGCTCATTAATGCCCATCATCCGCACATCGACACGGCTAAATCCGCGCATGGTTTCAAGGTATTCCTTGGCCATATCAATGACGCTTAGCCGGGCGTATTGGCGACCTAAGTCGGTCGGGGTCTTCACCGCTTTGCATCGAGCATCAACGCCCTCCTGCAGGCCGCGTAGGAAGGTGTCGCCCGCGTCGCGGGTTACCTCGATCCTGGCGGGATGGCCAGCATGGACAGGGGCCTTTGCTTCAATTGCAACGCGAGCAGCTCGCACCACCTCCGTCATAATGCCAGGCAAATCCTTCCCCGCAGTGGATCGAATCAGGTCTTGCACGACAGCCTCGGGGAGATCCGCAGCGCCAGCGGCTCGGCGAATGTGCAGCTCTCGGGCAACCTCGTCAGGGGCAGGATCGAAGCCTTGAACAGCAGCAGGAGCGGTGACAATAGCCGGTTGTGTCACGGCGGTATCGGCTGGAGCAGTGGCCGCCGGGTCGCCCCCGGCCTTTTCAGTTGCAGTAGACATCGGGGGGTCCGCAAGGGTTGATTCTGTCATTGCATCCACCGAGCGCATGACGCTCGCCGGATCTTGGCCGGCGATCACCAGCGAGACAGCAACCGGCTCCCAATCGATTGCTCGATCAAGGGGTTGATCTGCGCTAGCACGCTGCCATCTGTAGATCCGCGCATCAACAGAAAAACGCGCAGATCCATTCCTGAGGCGGGGAATGGCAACCGCCATGGCCTCATCAGGGCCATCCACCTGCACCGTGCCGACTAAGGCATTGCTGCCATCCTCAGCACGGCCCAGGTCCATCGCCGTGATCGCTCCCCAGCACGAAGCAGAGGTGCGCTGGTGGTCGATATCCATAGGCAGCGGACGCCCTGGCCAGCGAATGGCCGAACGCTCGTGCACCAGCTGGACACCGTCGCCCACATCGGCGTCAGTTGAGATGACCACCGTGGCGGTCCGGCTCTGTTCATCCCAAGAAGATGGGGCGACAAGGGCCATTCGCTGGCAGGTTTGACTTTCTGTTGCCAGTGTCACCGCTGCTGTGGTCATGGGTTCGGGCATCATTCTATGCTATCAAATTCAAAGTTTCGCTGGCTGGGGGTGTAGTCGGCTGGGGAGCGTTGGAAACCTGCAGGCCGCCGCTGTCGTTTGTCTGGCTGGCGTCCACCGTCAGCACCAACCCATGGACTTCTCTGGCGTCTTTGAGGTCCTTGGCAAGCTCAGCAAGCACCTGCTGAGGGACATAGCCCAACGACCGCTGGACCTCGGACAGGCTCAGGATACCGGCCCTGATCGCAATGACCAGCGCCTTGATCTCCTCAGACGGGTTGATCATCTCCCGCCTCGGAGGCGTCCAAACCATCCGACCGTTTACCCGGTTGGCCATGCCGGCCATTTGCACGGCAGCAGCAAGCCGCCTAGAAACTGGCTCCAGGAACTGCGGAATCATGATGTTCCAGCGCCAGTGTCCGATGTTTCGGTGAAACTCAATCCACCCCATTCGGCCGCTTGAAAAATTGACATCAGACAGAATCCCGGTCAAGGATTCAAACGTGATGCCGTAACCTGCTGCTACTGAATGCAGATGATGCCGTTGCAGTTCTATGAAATTACCAGCCTCTGGGGGCTTGCTAAATTCGATTGATTTCCCTGGCGGCAATACTTCAATTGCGCCAGGCTCTATTTTTTCAAAAAGGGTTGCAATTGCACTATCTGGATTCCTGGGATCAACAGAAGGAGCAACAACATTGTCAGGGTCTGAATCTGTAATAAATGCAGTGAAGCAGCAGGCCAGCTTGTCCAGCAACATACGGGCCTGGGCGTGATCGCCAATATCCCGCAACGTGAGCAGCGACGAGGCGCCCCATGGAACACCAGTGGCCTGGCCAGGGCGCCGCACGTCGTAGACGTGGCAAATCTCGGAGGCTGGGATTTCATCAGACCCTAGCTGAGACTGGCGCCAGTCGCTTTCGCCTGGATGATTTTTTCTGATAAAATAGCTTTCCAGTTTGCCATCATCATCATATTTCTTGCCAAAAATAATACTAGAGCCGTTATCTTTTGACATATCCAACCAGTCTGGCTCTAGTACCTGCAAGGTGAGTGGGGCAAGGCCTTGCTTGATTAGGCGTTCATCAATGCGAAAGCGAATTAGGCAACTACCACGAACTGCAACCGTGCGACCAATCAAAGATTGCAGTCCGTAAAAGTTTAATTTTTCGTAAAAATCACAAAGCGGTGATTCTGCCCAATCTTTGTAAATTTGCGAATATCTTTTATTTTTGTTAACTGGTTCGCCTATAATACCTTCTCCGATCCAGTTAGTTACGATTACCTTAATGGCTTTGTCTGCCCACGCATCGGAGTCTACTTGATCTTGATGCCTTGATACAATACGCTGCAATACTTGGCGAAGATCAGAATTGGGGCCCCGGCTTTGCTCATACCAGCCATCGGTTCGACGCGACTGCTTGCCTGCTTCCCACGCTCGAAGATTAGCTTTATACAGCTCAGACTGTGCAACTTTTAATTGATTCTCCAGCTGCGCCTTAGTGCGTTTTCCCATCCTTAGGCTCTTTGGAAAGTCTGGTAAATGCGACGCACCGGCCTAGTCTGGCTGTTAGCTTCCACCTCGGCAGCCATAATCCTTTCCTGTTGCTGCATCTCGGCAAGAGAGCGAAATGTCATCTCTCGGCCGTCGCTAAACCGGGTCTTCAAAACCCCGCTAGCCATTGAGGCCCGCAGTTCCGCTAGTTGCTCTGCTGTGTAGCTCATGCCGCCATTATACCTGCTGCCAGAAGCTGCTGGTCTTGCGTCGGATCGGGGCCGGCGCTGCCCCTCCCCCTCCCGTCCCCGGCGCCTGGGTGCCCAGGGTGCGGGCGAGCTGGGCCCACATGGTTCCTGGGGTGTAGCGACGGGTCACCAGCTGCAGCACCGCATAGGCGTAGCGGGTGCAGTCGCCCCCCTCGTCTCGCGCCCCGGTTGGTGCCTCCCAGTGATAGCTGATCTGGCCCCTGCTCCGCCGCGGCATCCGCCTCCAGGGGAACAGCTCCGCCAAGAATTGATCGGTTGAGCACAGGCCAAAATGCAGGTAGCCAGGGCCCACGGTCTCAACCCCTAACCGATACTGCAATGACTTGACGCTTTCGTCATAGCCCACAAAAAACAGGTTGACCCCGTTTTTTACGATCGGCTTGTTTTTGCGGTTGATACTCACCGGCACGCCCCGGCCTAACAGCGGTTTGCCCTTTTGCGGAGCCCCTCGAACTGGCACCCAAGTGTCCTTACGGGTTGAGCAAAACTCGCGGACCGCCTGGCAGCTTGTTGCATCGCCACCTTCATCGATGCCGCCTCGCGCCAACCTGAGTACGGTGCCATCATCTCGGACCCATTTGGTTTCGGCGATCCGGTCCAGTTGCGCAAGCGTGTTTTTGTCCTGGGGGTCGCCATCGATGTCCCAATGGCCCAGGTGCCAGCCCTCCTCCCCAACGCCCCAGCCCCAGACGGTGGCCACCAGTCGCTCGTTTGCCGTGCCGCCACCGCCCTGGGTGTCCACTCCAGCGGTTATCAACAGCACGCCATTGGGCACGCCGGTCAGGGTGAAGTCTTCGCCAAGAATCGAATAGCCGTTGCCCAGCTCCGTAGATTGCCGGCGCTTGGCCAGGTTGTCGGCCGAGACTTTGCCGGCCTGCGAGTCCTCCCAACCTTCGCCAAGCACCGTATTTTTGAACGTCTGCATTGGCTCTGGGTCGCCCTTGCGCAACGCCTCCAGGGCCTCTTTGTATTCACGAACCAGAATTGCCCAGTCCGCCGCCGGTGAATAGCTGTAGGCCGCCCACACATGGAACCCAACGAGGCGAGGGACCTGGGCAACAGCGGTCGGGCGATCCTCGCAGCGCTCCACCATCCAGCGTTTTTTGCTGTGCGGGATTGGCTTTTTGCAATTCTCGCATTCATAATAAGCCGTAAATTCGCCATCTTTTATCATTTGATCCCATCGCAAAATTTGATAGTGATTGCAAAATGGGCAGGGAACAAAAAATTTTCTTTGATCAGATTTTTTGTATAATTCCTCTGTTCGCCCATCCTTAAATATCGGCGTACTACCTACGCCTATTTTGCGGTCCCAGTAATAATCTGCCCGGTTGCGACCTAGCTTGTAAACGTCACCTTCGTCAATCCTGCGATAAGCGTCAAACTCATCAAAGAGAACAATCTTTCTAGACTTGCGTCGAAAGGCCCGCCCACTGGCAGCGTTTACTATATCTATTAAACCACCATTGCTAAGCTGTTTTAGAAGGATTGTATTGCTGCTGGTGTTGCGTGCTTTGGATTCAGTTATCAGTCCCTGCAGCGCTGGCGTATCTTCAAACAATGGCTTGATTTCCTCCTTGCTATACCCTTCAGCATCTTCCTTGACTGGCTGCACAATCATGATCGGGCATGGATCATGATGCGAGTAATACTGAACGACAACGCCCAACATTTTTGTCCAGCCAACGCGAGCCGACTTCAGGCAAACGACCGTCTCAACATTGGGGTTAGTAAACGCATCCAGGATCGGCCGCTGATACGGCAGCGTCCGCCATTGGCCTTTCTCTGCCGCGTTGCCGGTCATCACCGCGCCGCCATCAACCGTGGCCGGTTGGTCCGCATATTCCGAAAGCCGCAGCTTCGGCGGCGGTTTGAATCCGCCCAGGATGCGCCGCGTCAGCTCCTGCACCGCTGGCAGCATCACAGCTCCTTCAGTGGGTATTGCGTTGCCACGTCAAAGGAAGCCAGGTTCTGCAACGCTTCGCGGATCAGATCAAGCAGAACCGCCACCTCGTCAGGAGTCAGGTGAGGAATCCGCTGTTTGGCCTTGCTAGGCACGCCAAGCATTACGGTTCGGGTGATGTTGATTGCAGCGTCCTGAGCTTGCAACAGTTCCTCGCGGGGGAGCAGCATGTTCGCCTTGGTTTTGCGATCCATTCGAGCAATCAAGCGCTTCTCGCGCTCGTGCAACGCCCGCTCCTTGTTGAAGTCCGCTTCCTCTGTGTCTAGATCGTCGTCCAGTCCGTCGATGGGATCGGGAGCACCTGGCGACGTTTTCGCGTTTGCCTTAGGCGATGGCCTGGGCTTTGCCGGCTGCTGAGCCCGCTTGGCCGTGGGCTGCCTGGCCTCGGATTGAAACGGTGCCACCCTGGCCAGGTACTCATCAAGCAGAATGTCAGCATCGAGCAGCAGGGGCTTGGCCCTGAGGATGCAGGGGCTGCCCAGGAGGGCGCCCTCTCGGCACAGCTTATCCAGATTTTGGCGACTGCACTTTCTTACCGGCCCCACCGCCGCCTCGATCATTTCCGCCCCTTGGCGGCTGCGAATTGGTGTTGGCATTGCAACCAGTTTACCTAGGGTTGCGTTTTGGGTTGCGTTTTGGGTTGCGTCTTTGCTGCAACCCTGGCCAGGACTGGGGTTTAGGTCAGGCCCTGGCAAGATGCAACCTTATTGAGAAACGTTATCAACAGATAAATCGCGGCTTCGTGGCTCCCTCGGTATGTGTCGTTCAGGAGGACCCAAGCCTAAACC